GATATATGCCAAGCTATGTGTACATGCGCGAGGATCAGATAATTGATGGGTTTGTAATACCTGCGAAAGTTGCTCCGCAGCCACCATACCATATCATGCTTGGCCCATATGTAATTGCTCGCACCCCTAAGATATTTACAGGAGTTAGAAATGGAAAACGAATACACAAAAGCTAAGACTCTTGAAGTCACTGCTGACGATTTGTACAGGGATTTGTCTGGAAAGGCTGGCGATCATGTCAATGATGTCAATGTGTTGATGTCATTGCTGCACAACCTGCACGTTGCCAAGGAGCGAGTGTACAATTTATCATTTTGCCGGAGAGGCCTGGTTGGAGTTTGGATGAACCTGGCTCGCAAGTATGACAGGATCGATGCCATGTCCTGCTCCGAAGACTATCGCAATTTTACCTATATTGACACGCTATTTGACACAGCTGCGTACGCGCTGAAGATGGTTGATATATTGCGCAAAATGTACCCAGAGGCATTTGACAAGTGGCTGGAGAACGTGTATTGCGAATATACTGGACATAGTATCACTCACGTTCGTAAGATACTGAATGGGGATGGAAATGAACAGCGATAAGGATGTATACATCGAGATTGATGTTATTAAGCTGATGATCACGACAGCGGCAGCACTGTCGTTTTGCATGACAGTTATCTTGTTTATTACTGGGCTTATACTGCTGTGCGTTTTGTCGCTGCTTATTACGCTGCCTCTTTGCATGCTATTCCTAGCATACGTTATGGAAGCGTGATATGAACAATCCTTCTGAGACCAACGAGGTTTGCATAAAGTGTGGATTGTGGAAGGGATGCAAAACACCATTTATGCCCGCTCATGGCCCAGAGGATGCAAAGCTGACGATTGTAGGAGAGGCTCCTGGAGCACAGGAGGATGAGATTGGAATACCGTTTGTTGGACAGAGTGGGGAATTGTTGCGTAATGTATTGCGGGAGGTTGGTTTTGATCCTGAGAAGGATGTCAGATATACGAACGTCGTACGTTGCAGGCCTCCGGACAATAAACTAGGTTCGAAGGCGATTATCAAAGCCTGTAGCCAATTTGCCCATCAAGAGCTGGCTGGCACCCCACAAGGGCAAATTTGGTTGATGGGAGGCAGTGCTCTCATGGGGATTCTAGGAGAAGTTGGCATCACTGCTTGGAACGGGATAAAGGTAGAAAAGGGTGGAAATACCTTTGTCCCACTCTATCACCCTGCCTATATTCTGCGCAATATGAACATGCTGGACGAGTGGTTGGATGCCATGCTGAAGGCAGTAGATGGAGAAGAGGAGCGTAAGGGTTTTGAGCGCGTGATTATCAATACTGTGCAGGGCATGCTAGAGATGCAGCTGGACCTCGCGGAGTATGATGTTATCAGTTACGACACAGAGACCAGCGATCTCAATCCATATGCTGAGTACAGCTTCGTACTGTCTGCCAGCTTTGCCAGGCCTGGACGCGCGTACGCATTTCCATTAGATCATCCAGAAACACCATGGTCTGTAGCTGAGCGGGAGCAGGTATATGATATATTATGCGATGTATTGATGTTGCATAACGGTCGTGTTGTTGGACACAATATCAAGTTTGACCAGCTGCATACATTGGCTTATGCGGACATAGATTTTGCTGCTGGTGGGGACAGCATGCTTATCAGCCACTTGCTGGATAGTCGCAGAGGTATTCATGGATTGAAGCATTTGGCAGGTATGCACCTAGGAATGTATGAGTATGAACAAGAACTATCTATTTATATTAACAGTCATCCAGAGGCAAACCCACATAAAGGTGGTTCGTATGCTTTTGTACCTTTGGACATTTTGTTGCCATATGGTGCTATGGATGCAGAGGCCACGTTATTACTGGTTGAAAAGTTGTATGATAGTTTATCGGACGCGCAGCGGACGCTTTATGACGAGATGGTGATACCTGCCAGCAATGTACTGTGTCGTATGCAGAGTAATGGGTTGAATCTGGACACGTACATTGCAGCGCGTTATGCTAAGATTTACAACTGGCGCCAGCATCGTTTGTACGAGGAGTTGCAAAACGATCCTAAGGTTCGTAGGATGGTCAAAAAACATGCTACGAACAAGAAATGGAAATTCAACCCAAACTCGTCGTACCACTTGTCAGAGCTGTATTTTGAGCAGTATAAAATACCTGTTGTTGGAGAAACTCCAAAGGGCAGGCCGTCCACAAGCGCGAAGCTGTACAAGAACCTTGAGGAAAGATTTCCAATATTACACAAAGTGCGATATTATAAGTTGCTGACAAAAATGCTTGGGACATACATTGAGCCTGTACAGGGGAAGTGGTTGTCAGCAGATGGTAGGGTGCGTTCTACATACTTGCTGCACGGGACTGTTACCGGCAGGCTTGCCTCTGAGCAGCCAAATTTACAAAACATTCCCACACCCGAAAAAGAGCCAGGTACATTGCTGGAAACCTTGCCAATCAAGAATGTGTTTACTCATACCTACAAGGGTGGGTTGGTGATGAGTGTTGACTATAGTGGTATGGAGCTGAGAGTATTTGCAAGCGTTGCAAAATGCATGTTGATGATATCTATTCACAAGAGCGGGCTGGATTTCCATAGAATGGTTGCAGCTTTGAGCTTGCGCATGATCAGCAAAAACGATATGCTGCAGGTGGATGATTGGGCATATGCAAAAGCACAATTCCAGCCAATCATAGGACAGATAGACAAGCCGACGCGTTATGTTTACAAATGGACGAACTGGACATTATTGTACGGTGGCGACGAGTACACGTTGCACCGTATGTACGACGTGCCCATTGAAGACGCGCAGGAAACCGTGCGTATGTATTATGACATGTTCCCAGAAGTGCTTGAGTACAGGGAAAGTTGTAGGGAGTTTGCTGAGGATCATGGCTATATAGAGAGTCCGTTCGGGCGCAGGGCACAATTGCCGTACATCAATGACAGAGATAATGGAAAACGCCATAAGGCTGTGCGAGAAGCAGTCAATATGCCTGTGCAGTCAGCAGCCAGTGATACGCTGCTGTGTGCTGCGATTATCATTAACAGGTATATGCAAGAGCAGTGTATGAAGTCTATGCTTGTAAATACTGTACATGACAGCTTGATGATTGACGCGCATCCTAAGGAGATAGAGCATTTGGCGCATCTGTGCAAGACTCGTATGGAGAATATCAGTAAATACGCGGCAGTACAAATGCCAAATGTGGATTTTAGCTGGCTTATAAGCCCGCTTAAGGCAGATGTAGATGTCGGCACCCATTATGGTGTCATGGAGGATATTGACGAATGGATGAAAAAGTAGATGGACCGCAGGTTATTAGGATTCCCGTTGATATGCGCGGCAAGCAAGTGCTGGTGTTTAGCAACTTGCCGGAGTTTATCGACAAGCAAAAATTGTCGGAGGACGTTCGCGCATGGCTCAATAGTGACGATCCTATTTATGCAGTGTTTTCCAATACTGATATTAGGGTTGAATTGGTGAGGATTTCCAGAGGAAGGAGAAACGGTCATGGGCGATGAACCATTCTACTACAATTTAGAGGATTTCAAGGACTTTCCAGAAGTGACAAGCCAGGATGGGGAAGTATATACTGGTATTGACACTGTCATCACCTACGATAATGATGGGGAACAGCATGTGGAGGTTATTGTAGATGAACGATGATATTATCCAGGAGATTTCTGGAACACGGATATCGGTTGTTGATATGCGTGGCAAGCTGCGCACGTTCGACATCGGCGATATTTTCAATATTGACGAGAGTAACATCAGCAAAGAGTTTACCCAGCAAGCAAGCCTGTACGCGTTCTTTGCAGCATTAGCTGCTACTGCCGAGAAGAAAGCTGCTGATGCGGACTTCTTGAAAGATCAGGAATATGCTCAAGCCGATCAAGCCAGCCGCGAGGATTTGGAGGAGCAGAGTATCAAATATACTGAGGCAGTTATCAAGTCCATGGTCGTCACGGATGCAGGTTATACCAAGCGTGTGCGCAATCATATTATTGCAGAGTACGATTACAGGTTATTGAAGGCACTGGCATCCGCGCTGGAGCAGGTTCGCGCTCACCAACCCGATGGCGATGTGCTGCTGGCGTTCGAGGTGACGCCAGCCACCTTCCCCGTCGAACTGGCCGATGGTGCCATCCACGTGCGCCGCATCGATGCCGACAGCGGCCTGCCCGACCCGGGCTTCGGCGACAACGGTCTGCTGGTGCTCGA